ATGGAATGGTAATGGATGCTTACGCAGCCACAGATGCATCAAGAATTAGAGCATGGACAAGAATTGCTCCTGGTCGAGTATTTGCTTCATTGAATGGTAACTCAACAGAAATTGAGTATTACACAGTTGATGGCAAGCGAGTGCCACCATTTGGATTAGGTTCATTAATTGTATTTAACGGATTAGATGAAGGAATACTTAATCGAGCAGGTCGCACAATTAAAGCTGCTGCATCATTAGAGCAAGCTGCTGAAATGTATGCCAAAGAGCCTATGCCACAAATGGTGTTAAAGTCAAATGGCACAAACTTAACTCCAGAGCGAATTACAAAGTTGTTAGAGTCATGGAAAATATCAAGATCAACAAGATCAACCGCATTCTTAAATGCCGATGTTGAATTACAGGCTTTAGGATTTGATCCGGCTAAATTACAATTAAATGAAGCTCGCCAATATCTTGCTTTAGAAATTGCAAGAGCATCTGGTATTCCAGCATCATTCGTATCTGCTGAAACTACTAGCATGACTTATTCAAACATGACAGCCGAAAGAAAAGCACTTATTGATTTCTCATTACGACCAATCTTAACTGCAATTGAACAAAGACTATCTCAAGCCGATTTCTGCCCTAATGGAATTGAAACTCGATTTGATATTGATGATTTCTTGCGTGGCTCAGCATTAGAGCGAGCGCAAGTTTATGAAATCCTAAACCGCATTGGCGCGATGAGCGTTGAGCAAATCCAAGAGGAAGAAGACCTAATACGATGAAAATAAGTTTCCCAATAGAGATAACAGCTGCCGACACAAACAAGCGCACAATCTCAGGAAAGATCGTTACATGGGATGAGCAAGGATCAACAAGTGCAGGATTAACTGTATTTGAGAAAGATTCAATTGATTTTTCAAAGCCTGTAAAATTATTGCTTGAGCATCAAACAACAAAGCCTTTAGGTAAATTAATTGATATTACTGCAACCGATTCAGGCTTGGAAGCCACATTTCGTTTGGCTAAAACATTTAGAGCCGATGATGCATTAGAGGAAGCTGCTACTGGGCTTCGTGATGGATTTTCTGTCGGAGTCAAAATTAATGAATGGAAAAATGAAGAAGGCGTGCTAAGAATTAAATCAAGCACACTTCAAGAAGTTTCACTCGTTACAGATCCAGCAATTGATAGCGCAAGGGTCGCGGAAGTTGCAGCTAGTGAAACACCAGAGAATTCCGAAGCAACCGCTGAGGAAACAACAACACAGGAGGACAAAGTGTCAGAGATTAATTCTGAAGCTCCTATCGCGACCGAAGCGGTAGAAGCGGCACAAGCTCCAGTTGTAACTGCTCAATACATGGCATACACAAAGCCACGCGTTGATACAAATGTTACAGCAGGACAATATCTAAATGCACAGGTTCGCGCTATTCAAGGCGACACAGATGCACGCGATCTAGTAGCAGCATTACAAATTGCAACAGTTTCAGAAAACACAGGAACTGTTCCACCAAATTATCTTCGTGATGTTATCGGAGTAATTGATGATTCACGCCCATTTATTAACAGCATCGAGCGTGCACCGCTTCCTGCATCTGGCATGAAAGTTTTCACGCCAAAATTAGGAACACAAGCAACAGTTGCACAAACAGCTGAGGGTGTTGAGTTTTCTTCAACAGATACAACTGTTACCTTCCAAGAAGACAACATTGTTAAATTTGCTGGTGCAAACATTGTAAATGTTGAGTTATTTGATCGCTCAGACCCAAGTTTTGCAGATCTTTTGATCCGCGAGTTGGCTGCATCTTATGCACAAAAGACAGATGCTTATGCAGCAACAATCGCAGCTGATGGTGCAGGTGCATCATCTGGAACAACAATTTACAAAGCAATCGCTGATGGAATTGCAGACTCTTATGGAGTAATGCGGTTTACACCAAACCGATTAATGGTTGCTCCTTCAGGTGGATACACAAACATCGATTTTGCAAACCTATTAGGTGCAGTTGATGGTTCACAGCGTCCACTATTTGCAGCAGCAGTTTCTCAAAATGCAGCTGGATTAATTACACAAGGTTCAACAAATGGAACAGTTGCAGGACTTGATCTAGTTGTAGATCCTAACTACACAGGAAACAATGTTGGCGATAAGGCTGCATTAATTTATCCTGCACAAGCAATGCGATTCCACGAGAGTGGCACAATTGAACTGCGTGCCAATATCGTTGCAAATGGTCGTATTGAAATCGGACTTTACGGATATGTTTGTGTAGTTAATCGCTACCCAACAGCATTCCGTTCTTTGTTCGTAGCGTAATTTAATTGAGTGCCTGAGGTTGCTCCCGATCTCAGGCATCCATTAATGGGAGTAAGGAGATGACATGCCAAGTATAATTACAGCCACCGAGTTGAGATCTGTGCTTGGTGTGTCATCTGCCTTGTATAACGACACTTATTTAGACGGAATTATCGACACAGCAGAAAACACAATTCTGCCAATGCTTGTTACATTCAAGAGCGCAGTTCAAAAAACAGTTTTGCAAGATAATGTCGCCACATTTACAACAGTTGGCGTGCATGAATTTACCGAAGGTCAATCAGTAGTTATTGCTGGATGCTTGAGTCCATATAACGGAACTCGCACAGTATTAGCTGATAATCTTGGCGACTATACTTTTTCAGCTAGTATTACAAACGCAGATGTTATTGAAGCAAATGTTATTCCTAGCGGAACAGCCACATTAACTGGCGCATCAACTTATGTTGGAAATCAATCAGTAAGATCCGCTGTATTTGCTGTATCGGTAGAAGTATTTCAATCAAGAGTTGCAGCAGGTGGACAGATTGAGGGTGTCGATTTCACTAGCACGCCATACAGAATCGGGAGATCCCTTTATAGTAGGGTCATAGGTATATTGGGGCCTTATGTAGATGTTGAAGGTATTTGTCAATAATGCCTAACCAAACAATTCTTGAGCAAGTTCGCACACCTTTAGCAACAGCTTTAGCCGGTGTTGCAGGTAATGTTTATGCTTTTGTTCCTGAGTCTATTATTCCCCCAGCAATTGTGTGCGTTCCAGACAGTCCCTACCTAGAATTTGAAACAATAAACAAATCAAACATTCGCGCTAAAATTAATATGACTATTACAGTCGCAGTTGCTTACAATAGTAATCCTGCATCGCTTGATAATATCGAGCAGTTAATCATAAGTGTTCTGGCAGTCATTCCCGCAGGATATATTGTCAGTTCGGTCGAAAGACCAACAGTAACAACAGTTGGAGCATCAACGCTGCTAATTGCAGATGTTCGAGTTTCTACCTACTACACAAGAACCGTCTAAGGAGTAATCATGGCAACCACAGTAATCACCGGTCGTGATATTTCGCTGTCTTTCTCAGGTGGAACAGACATCGAAGCACAAGCGACTAATGCAGTATTAACAAAAGTAAACGAGCGTCAAACTTATCAAACACTTGATGGCGTTGCTTATAAAACCACAGATATTTCCGGAACTTTTCAGTTAGACATGTTGGCAGACTGGGGCAAAGCAAACTCAGTTTGTGAGGCAATTTGGTCAGCTGCTGAGTCAGCACCGGATACAGGAATTGCAGTTACATTAACATCTGCAACAGGCGCACAATTTGTATTTGACATTTTGCCTGAGTTTCCAACAGCTGGTGGATCAGGAATTGATGCACAGGAAGTTTCATTTACATTCACTGTTAAAGGTGGAGCAGTAACAGAAACATTTAGCTAAAATCTAACAACGGGAGCAAACAATGAAGTTACCAATTACAATTGAATATAACTCAGGCGAGCAAGCCACTTATGTAGCCCAACCGCCTGAGTGGGCAAAATGGGAAAAGCAAACTGGCAACACGATCGGGCAAGCCAAAGAAAAACTTGGCATGTGGGATCTAATGTTTTTAGCATATAACGCACATAAGCGAGAAAATGCCGGAAACCCAGTTAAACCATTTGAGGCTTGGATGGAAACAGTCGCAGATGTCATAGTTGGTGATGCAAACCCAAAAGTTACCCAGCAGGAAGCCTAAATCGTTTATTGGTTGAGTTGGCACTAGCCACACAGATTCCAATGAGTGAATGGGTTGATTCGGACGACATTTTGACAGCGATAGAAGTATTGGAGCAGAGGTATGGCAAATGAAACAATTGCTTACAGTCGCAACGATATACGCGATATTCTTAAAGCTTTCAAAGTCATGGATGCGCAAGCCACAGAGGAAGCAAGAGTTCAATCTGCTGCTTTGGCGACTTATGCCTCTGAAGAAATTAAGACAGCAGCTAGAGGTCGAACAAAGTCAGGCAAGGTTGCGCAGAGAGTCGCGGATGGCGTCCAAGTATCAAAATCAAGCAAGATCGGCGAATTCAAATACGGATTTGCAAGACAAAAATTTTCAGGTGGTGCTTCTACACAAACCCTATGGGGTGGCGTTGAGTTTGGTTCAAATAAATTCAAACAGT